TAACTAAGTATATTAAAGGTGAGTATGTGTAAAAACTGCTCACCTTTTTTTTATTTAAATAATATGCAAGATAGTATTAGGATATGGGATTGTGGAAGTATAAAATATGTTTGGAGGAATAATTAATTTCAAGATTTTCTGTTTTAACGTATAATTAATGATAGAAACATAAGATATTATACTTAAAACAAAAATCAAATGGCTTTTATAGTACCCGATGGAATCTCACGAGGAACACATGCAATGGAACCAAAGTTGTCCCATCGCTTTTTGTTCTCTATTGATAGTGATCCAACAACAAAATTGACATGTAAGAGTGCTCAACGCCCAACACAGAATTCAAATGTAGTTCAAATTCCTCACCTTAATAAACCCCGTAAGACAAAGGGTATTACACAGTGGGATGCAATTAATGTTACATTCTTAGATCATATTGCACCGTCTACAACTCAGTATTTGTGGGAATGGTTGATGATGCATAGTGATACATATAGTGGTAGGGATGGGTATTCGGCATTCTACAGGCGAGAGGCAACTTTAGAGATGCTCGGCCCAGGAAATGATATCGTTGAAAAATGGGAATTCCACAACGTATGGATGTCATCAACATCATTTGGAGATACAAATTGGGAAACAGACACTCCAATGGAAATAAACGTTACACTTGAGTTTGACGATGTTTTCCTCCGCTATTAATTTCTTTTTATACACTTAAAAGAATTTTACCTTAGAAACAGTTATAGTTCAAAGGAATCACTTGATTGGGGTTCCTTTTTTTATTATATTAAAAATAAAAACGTTGACATGGTTGATAATATTGAGTTATTAAAGAAGTACATGAATTTTTCAAATCCTGAAAAATTTTATTATTTGCAAATTTTACGTAGAAAAAAAGAAAACAAAAATGCTAAATCTGTAAAAACTATTCAAAATTTCTTCATTCAAAATGAAGAATACTTTGATCGTAAAATAGAACCTATTAAAGAATTATGTGACTATTTCAATGCACGTGCTTATCTGAGAATGAATAGGAGATCTTATAAAGATGTAGCATATGAAATGAATGTGAGATTAGCCAAATCATTAAAACATGAACAATATAATCATGTGTCAAGTATTTTTAGTAAAGCATGTGGTAATGTATGTTCGGAAGATAATAAAATTTGGGTAATTGATTTAGATGGTGATGAATGTTTACTGTTGAATGAAGTAAAAGAATATATTGGTAAACTACATAGTGAAGTGAGAAATAATAATTATAAAATCATTACGGATGTACCAACTAAGAATGGCATACATATTTTAAGTAATCCGTTCAACTCAAAGAAATTTTCTGATAAATATGATTCTATTCACATACACAAAGATAATCCAACATTAATGTATTGTCCGTGAACGAAATTGAATCGTTTTATTGTTTTGATAGTAAGAAATTCTTAGTGAAAATTAATTTTCCATTATAGTTATAAGAAACAGAAGATAATAACCGATATGATTAAGTCTTTAATAACTACATTAACAGATATACCTTTTCAGAAAATATTTGCATTTGTATTTTTTGTTATGTATATTGAATATATTAAGAAGCGACATACGGTATTATCACATCTTTATTATATAACGAACCAAGTTAAATCATTTTTTATTAAGTAAGTTTTTACAGGTTTTTTAAATGGAAAATCAGAAGGAAGAATTAAGGAAAAAGACTCGTTCCTTAGAAGAAATTTTAGAGTCAACACCACATACAGAAGTTAATTTACCATCAGAGGGGATCATCTATCCAAAAGATAATATACTTTCAAAGGGAAAGTTGCATATTCGATATTTGAAAGGAAAAGATGAAGAGATTCTCTTATCGCCAAAAAATTTAAAAGATACAGGGTTTGCTGATCTATTACTTAAACGTGTAGTATTAGAACCTGATTTCAATGTATTGGATCTATCTATTGGAGATAAGATGTATTTACTTTTAGCAAGTAGAATATCATCATTGGGTGATGAGTATAGGTATAAACATTTTGAATGTAATTTTTGTGGACATGAAGAGGAAGATATTAAGTTTAAAATATCTGAATCTATAAAAGATGCTCCTAAAATTCATGATCCTATACAAGAGAATAAGAATGTATTTGAAACTACTCTACCCATGTCGGGGGATGTAATCAAAATGAAGACGATTACAGGTCATGACATGAAACAGTTTGAGAAAAAGTCGGAGAGCCTAAAAAGAGTAGGTCAAGAACTTACAACAATGAATATGTTGTCTGTATTAATTCTCGATACATCTGCTATAAAAGATGAAGAAGTATCGGAGGGTAGACTTTTAAAGTATGTAGATGATTTAATCATGGGAGATATAAACGCTCTCAAAAAGTTCTTGAGGGAAATTAGGCGAACGCCTGAAGATACAATAACATACAAGTGTCCGAAATGTGAGAGAAAACAGGAGATTCCAATTAGTTTTGGATTCGACTTTTTTTTTCCTGAGTACTGACGCATTTAGAGATCAAGCTCTCTTTTTAATGAAAGAGACAAGTAATGGATATATAGATATATTAAATATGCCTACAGATTTGCGTATTAAACTAACTTTGTCTATATTGGATATGAAGAAGTTAGAGAAAAAACAGTTGGATGATATGAAAGCGGATTTATCCATTCAACACAAACGAAAAAATTAGGTGATATTATGTGGGGATGTTTAACGATATTTATTGTATATATTTTTACTTTAGGGGGTCTGTTAGGGGGATTAGAAGCTATGGGAGTAGATACAGAATCAATGAACCCTATAATAAGTGTTATTTTATTAATCGTATCATGGTTTATATCTATGTTTATAATGAAAATTATTGTTCTTTCATTTGGGTTTGGAACGGTGAACGATGTTAAAAACAATAGGGTGTTTTAAATAATAAATGTTTCTCATAGCGAACATGCCCTCCGAAGGTGGTGTGATTAATTTCACATCACCTTTTTTTATTTGGACATGTGTATATAATTAGGTGTAGGAAGAAATTATTATTTAAAATTTATATGCATGTTTGGTCAAGGTGGATCATTATTTAATTTATCATTAGGAGATTTAGCTAAATTTTTAGAAAAGGCTAATGCTGATCCTACACGTAAAATAACTAAAGAATTAAAAGAGGTTCGTGGTAAATTAAAAAATATTGACGATTTAAAGGATGCTTCATTAAAACAATTAGAAATAGATAAGGAATTATTAGAATCCACTAAAAAGGGATTAAGAGAGAGAAGGGATGAATTATTACAACAGGAGAAACGGGCAAAATTAGATCAAGCAACAAAACCAAGACGATCTATAAGAGATGTGATAGATGATATGACAGGTGGATTTGTAGATTTTAGAAACATAGGTGCGGGTACAGCTATAAAAACTACAGGGGCATTAGTAGGATCAATGATTGCACCACCTTTAGTTGCAATGTCTACTATGAACGATGTGATTCAGGAGATTGGAATTAATAATGAACAACTCTTAGATACATTTATAGATATTAATGCAGAAACTCAGGATATTGCAGATAATTCTGAAAGGTTTAGAGGATCAAGTAGAGGGCATTTACAGACTTTAATTTCAGCGGAACAGATATATGGAACAATGGCAGATGTTTCATTGGATACGTTGGATACTATTGAAGCATTCCCGTTTACATTAGGACTAACAGTTGAACAGGGTCGGGAATTTTTAAATACTATGCGGGGAATTACAGCCGAAGGAGCGGATTTCAATGCAAGTATGATTAGGTCTTTAGGATTGTTATCAGAATCTTCAAATATTCCAATGGGATGGATGATGAATGATATATCTGAAAATGCAGAATTTTTTGCTCAACGATCAGGTAGGGGCATGGAAAATATTGCTGAGTCAGTAGTACATGCACGAAGATTGGGAATTCAAATGGGCACTATTGTAAATATGCTCAGTGGATTAGACACGGTGGAATCTGTAATAGAATCTCAAATGCGATTGAGTTTATTTACAGGTCGACAGATAAATCTCCTTGATTCAGCTACAGCTAATTTTATGGGGGATACTGAAAAGGCAACAACATCACTATTAAAAGAAATTGAAAATATTGATGAGGCAACATTTAATTTACCATTTGTAAGAAAACAAATGGCAGAGCAATTAAATGTGTCAGCTACAGAAATGAATAATATATACGAGTCAGTTAAACGAATTGGTGCAGAATCTACAGCTATGGATTTAGGATTTACTGATGACTTTGAATCATTTAGAGATATGACAACGGGCGTTGGTATGAGTCGAGTTCGAAAATCATTAACAGAGAATATTCTGAACCCTGTAAGTAATGCATTATCAGAAAATACTCGATTATTAGATAATATGTTTAGAGGCACTGCAAAAGTAATTGACTTAGTTGGAAATTCAATTATAGCACCATTTATGGAAAAATTTCCTCAATTAATACCTGTAGCAACAGCCATAGTAGGTACTATGTCTGCTATCGGATTAGGTAATACATTACAATTAAGACAGGTTAGTTTATTAGAACAGATACGAAATGCCGTATCATTTCAAGCGATGAAAAGTGGAATGGCTAAGGGGGGAAGCTTTTTGGGAAGAAATGCATCAACAATAGGTAAAACGGCATTAGGACTTGGAGTAGCCCTACCAAGTGCTATGGCTTTTGCAGGTGAAATGGGTAAAGAGGATTCAGATGATGCGAATATGGCAACATCCGTAATGTCGGGTATTAGTACAGGTGCAGGAATAGGATTAATTGGTGGTGGTAAAGGTGCATTAATTGGTGGAGCAATAGGGGGGGCAAGTGGTGCATTGGGTCATTTAGCAGTACATGGTGGTCTTGCTGAAGGTGGAATTGCAACAACTCCAATGTTATCGCCTATTGCTGAGACCCGTCCTGAAGCAGTTATCCCACTTGATTCATCAAAGACCAAAGAGATGATGACGCTTAACTTAACAGATACTTCAATAGAGAAGCTTGCAAGAGCGATATCTAAAGAGGATACAAATATCACAATTGACTATCGATACAATGGGAAGAAGATGGATGATTCCGAACAATTTTTTGATGAAATTAGAAGATAACCCATAATTAATAATAGAATATAATCATACTGAAAACAAATTACGATGGAAGAATTTAAAAAATTAGTCAAACAAGCACGGGATAATGTAGATCAAAATCAGATCGGAACAGATTCCCCTGTAACATTTAGATTTGGCGAAACTGTACACTTTACAGATGGTGGAGCGGTGAACGGTTTATTTAAAGTAAATGATAACGGAGAGCAAGAAAATGGTCTTGAAAAATCTATTTATTCTGACGGATCATTGGAGAATCGATCAGGATTTAGAACCATCATTGAAAAAAATATTACTAAAAACAAACGATCTTCGTAATGTCGAGAAGTAGAGAAGAATATGCCAAATTGGTAGACGAAGCACGAAACAACGTAAACCAAAACTCCATAGGAGGTGATGAAGAAAGAGTTGTCTTCCAATTTGGTTCTTCTACAAAGTTCGGAGATAAATATTGGACGAAGAAACCTACGCCAAAAATAAACACAGGTTTTTCCTTTCTTACAGAAGGTTTATTTAAATAATTTTTATTCACTTATACACCATTTACCTAAATGTCAAAAACGTTTGACGCTAATAAAGCTATAATAGAAAACTATGTTTTTGAAGATGGCGACCTAACAAAATTATCAGAGTTTGTCGCTGAACAAGGGAAACTACATTCCTTGAATAAAATGTCAGGTAAATTATTCAACCCGTTGGGATTCTCAGCTAATTTAGTTAACCTATCAGAGAACCCAATAATAGAACAAACACTTACCAAAGCTGTAAGTGAAGTTACGGGTAATTCGGGGATATTAGATACGTCAGATGGTCAAACGTTTTCTCGTGTACTTGATAATGATGCAGAGTCTATTCAAATTAGAGATGCGGAAGTATTAAAGGGACAGGTAGGAGGTGGAGGTTTTATATCTTCTGCATTAAGTTCAGTTTCACAAGCATGGTTGAATAAAGTGAGTCAAGCTGTTCCCTTTATAGATGTAGATGGACATAAATCGATTATGGCTCAGTCATTGGCTTATACAAATGAGTTATTTGATGAGAATTTTAAGGGGAGTCAAACATCATTAGTTGATTTATATGAGAATGAAGAGGCTTCATCAGATTGGACTACAAATATAGATCCTATTGGACAAAATGCATTAAACTATACACATGATCTATATTCATTATCTCAAATAGATATACTTCGTATTCGGAGGTTAATTGAGGATGTTAAACAAGGTGTATACGCACAGAACATAGCCGTAAAGAAGCCGAAGAGTGTACGGGAGCATGAAGACTTGGATAATATTAGTAAGCGCGTTAGAAGTCGATTTTCAGAGGCAATTAGTGAATATTTGGGATTATCTCAGGAAGTGCGTAATGAAGATTATTTTGTAAGACGTACAGCGGAATATACTCCACCACAAAAGGGGGGTAAATTACTTTCATCAGGTAGTTATTTTATCAGAGATGTTGAGGAAAAGTTTTTTGATATTGTGTTTAGTTCAGGGCAAGTAGGATCTATTGAAGATATGGATCAATTACATAATGCCTTGATGAGTGATTTCATTGATTTAAACACATCAAACTATACATCGTCAAGAGATTCATTAGACTTTGAAGAAGTAAATAGTAATAAATTATTTACTAAAAAAGAATTAAATAGGTCTAATAATCATAGAAGTTTATTTAATGTAAAGTATAACCGTAATAGGGATATTCGAATAGCAGATAGAGAATCGATTAATGATTCTTCATTTTCTGAAATATTGAATATGTATGATCCTATTAATGATGATCCTATTATGGTACGGGATATCTATCAAGGGGAAGTTGGTGATGAGTTTGATTTAGACAATTTTCTATATATGAGGTTTGAAGATGTCCGTACAAATAATTCAATCTTCCTCAAACCATATATCGATGGTCTAACGGATGATACACAAGCAACTTATGACGAAGGTGATTATTTGGGACGGTTTGAATCAGTGCCAAAATACAGAAAGACAACAGGTAGTTTAAATTTTTCATTTGTAATGCATTCAGCAACTCCACGAGAGATGTTAATGATGTATAAGAAATTGGAATTTATTGAATCATTGAACTATCCAATGGCTGATGCGAACTTCAGACAAGTAAAGAACCCGTTGATTAGATTTTCTCTTGGAGATTTATATAAGAATAGAGGTGGATACATTACATCATTTTCAAAGGCAGTAACGGATGGGGAATCAGCGTGGGAAACTCGTAAAGGATATTCAGCACCAAAATTGATTCGATGTTCAATTACTATACAGAAGTTCAATGATCGAATGCCTTATTATCCTAAAGACTTTGACTTTAGTGAAAGAAATGAATATACTAACTTCGATATAAACTATGAAGAATAATGTATAGAGCAAGAATAAAACACGATGAGAAGACAGGTAATAGACTACAATCCTCTCAGGTTTTAAAAGAGATACCTGATAGTGATAATGATGTTTTTATTGAGATTAAAGGTGGTGAATCACTTAATATGTTAGCACGAAAATATTATGGTAAAGATGAATATTGGAGAGTATTAGCTCATGCAAATAATTTAACAACAAATTTTCCAAAGGTGGGTACAACTATTAGAGTGCCACAAAATCCAAGAATGGAATTTATTAAAGAATAAGCCAATTATACATGGCAACGAAGTTTACACAAATAGTAGGACAACCTTTTTCTAAACCTGTACGTGCAGAGTTTGAAAGGCGTAGAAGTTTAGATCAGAATTATGATACAATAAGTGAACTATATCAACCTTATTTTAAAATAAAAAGACTTAAGAGTTTACAACCTGTAACATCTATGCGAACACCCGAAGAGGATGATTATATGACGGGTAGATTCTCGTCATTAGGTAAAGTATATGATGAAGGTGAATATGACATTGGTTATGGGATGGATAGTTTAGAGGAAGATAGTGAATTAAAAGGGTATCCTGCAATTACATCTGTAACATTTGAATTGGAGGATTTTACTTTTTATAGAGCAACAATAAATTTCGAAATACCTGATATTACATATTTTCAAGAATTCAGAGAGAAGTGGCTACAATTCGGTGCACCTATTGAAATGGAGTGGGGTAGATACTCACCTGTAGAATTTGAAGAGGATTCGAATGAAGACATATTACCCAATTTAGAAAAGAGGATGGGAAATGTGGTGAAATTCGATTATGGAATGGATGGCGGTGGGAAAGAGATATCAGGAACGTTAACAGTATATTCCGTGACGTGGTTACCTGTATTACAAGAAGGTACTTCAGAAGAACATGAATCTGAAGAATTCAAAAAAAGAATGAAATATTTACATAAAGAAATTTTTAGAAATCCTGTAGATATTTTAAGTGGAACGGATTATGGAAATATGGAGATAGTAAGTCAAAAACTAAGAAATTTTGCACCTTTAGGGAATCCCCAATCACAGCATAGCCACTTGTCAATAGCAGAAGCAGGAAAAGCAATAACGGATCAAGAAAATAATGACGAAGTAAATGTACGTGATTTACTATGGGGCGTTATTAAACGTGGTAAAACAAGGGGAGTAATTCAAGGCTCTATGTTTACAGATGGAAATGCGGAGGGGGCAAGTTTCACTACAGAAGCACAAGATTTTGCAAGGGTCAGAACGGATGAGGTGGATAGGGATGAAGAGTTATTGCAAAATTTTTTCGATAAGGAAGTATATAAAATTATTGAAAGGGATTATTCAAATGTTAAAAATGTAGAAGAATTTATAAATTGTCACTTTGATTTGGATTCGAAGGAATATGGCACTGATAGATATCATTTTATTTCTTTTCGTATGATAGAGATCCTTTTAAATTCGGTAATGTCAGGTAATAGGGTTAGAAAACGAAAGGGAATTTTTGAAGGAGACTTATTTCATTTTAATTTAACGGGTAGTATTATAAATAATATATCTTTCAGGGGTATAAGAAGTAGAATGCCTGACAGTGTGATAATAAATCCACGGGATAATAAATACATACAAAATGAAGATGGTGAAATAATTAGAAATAATTCAGAGGGGGAGCTATATGTATCGGGTGATATATTTATTTCAGCAAATGATTTTTATAGATTGATAGACCAATCTAAAAATGCATACTCTTTTGTATCTAATTTATTAGAACATGTAAAAAATGCAACAGCAGGAATTATAGATTTAGAACAAAAGAGGGAAGATGGAATTGTAGAAAATGGTAATATTATTATAAACGGGATTGGACTTATAGATTCATCTCAAATACGGGATAATGGAACTGATAATTATATAACATTTAATTTACATCACCCAAAAGAAAAACTTCAAAATTTTTCATTAAATACTGAAATCGCAGATGACATATCCAATATGATATTTTTTAGATCAAGGGAAAATATCGAAGATGAAAATGATGGAGAAGTGGGCGATTTAAATGAGATATTTTTATTTTCAGATCAATATAATTTATGGCACTTTATTGATAAATTTGAGGAAGATTATGGTGAACAAATTCGAGATGATATTAAAGCTGTGACATATGAGGGTGCTAAATTTCATAGGTTTCCTGAAATTGAAGAAAAATATGATGTCGAAATACATGAAGGTGGAAGAGTGACCATTAGTGGATTAAAAAATGTTCATGATATGGATTTATACGAGATTAGAAAGGATTTATTGGATAAATTTGAACGTAAATTTGATGATGTAAATGCTAAAACAAGACAGCGTACTATAGAAAATATTGATGAAGATACATTTAGTAATGAAAATTATATAAATGTAGGAAAAGATTATATTATTAATGCTTTATCTTACATTTATATTTATATGTCTCAGGAAGTAGAAAAGGGTAGAGTTGAATTCTATTCAAATAATAATTTTAGAATACCCTACACTGTTTCGTTTGAAGTTGATGGTATTGCAGGTATTATTCCATCTCAAGCTTTTAAAGTTGATCTTACAAATTTCCCCGTTGAATACACAGATCAAGAGTCAGCATTATTTGTAGTTACAGGTCTTTCACATACATTTGAAGGTAATAGTTGGGTAACTACTATTAACGGGTCATTTTGGATTGATTTCAAAACAACCACATTTTTAAATAAACATAAGCTTGGTGGTACAGGGGATCTTCTTACAACGGAGTATACTAATATGCTTTCTGCTATGCAGATAATATTTACAGAAAAGATCACCGAAAATTTGAAATTGGAAAAAGATTTTTATAACTTACTTAGAACAATGGATTTTCAAGGTTATATAGAATCCAATGATAATTTATTGGAATTTATTCATCCTACTAAGTAAGCGAATAGGTAATTTATGAACCATCTTTTATTTCCGATTTTTAATCGGTTAGTGAACCCAACAAAAATATTGGGCATCACATCTATAAATTCGGATAAAGAATTTACATTTCACAATATTAATTTTGGAAGTGACACCCCATTCTACAGATATGAGAAGGAGAATGTCAATGACGTATTAAATTTATATGATGACAATTCTATTACCCTATTTAAAAAGGGGTACTATACAGTAAAAGATATAGATCCAACATGGAAAAAGTGGAAGAATTGGAATTCGTTGATGTGGTTTAAGGGTCAAGATATTGTAGATTCTTTTTATAACCCCAAAAGATATGTATATTTTCCTTTGGCATATTATAGTAGACTATTAACGGATATAGCTAATTGGAAACATTTCAATAAGGTCTTTGGAATTGACTATGATGACAATATAGAACATCTTATTGAGGCGTCTTCACGGTTGGATGGATATTACACATTAGATGGACAGAAGTATTATCAGTATTTTGATCACCATACAAAGGGGGCACGATTCAGAGATGTAATATCCAATAGTATTTCCATTGAAAGAACTACACGTGAACGTATTGATGCTAAAGGTATTAAAGTATATGTTGATGTCGATTCGTATCACTTAAGGATTATAAATGAAGTTTTTGATGGTGGAATGCCAAGAGATCAACGTGGACATGATTGGTTAATATCGGAAGTATTTAAAGAAGGTAAGGAACCGCCTGAAGACGAACAGAAGAAATTAATATTTACTTCTTTATATTCAGGTAATTTTAATATGTTACCATGCGATTGGACAGATAAACTATCACGAAGTTTATATAAGTTTAAATCTCCATTAGGACGAAAGAAAATTCCATTTAATTACATCATTCAAGAAATGGATGTTTTACGTATGAGTAAAATTATTAATAAACTTTCTTGCAATGAATCAAAAATTTTATTATATTTGTATGACGGTTTATTATTCGATGTCAAACCGAATTATTTAGAAGATTTTTTGGAAGTCTGCTCAGACGTAATTGACTTCCCCTTTACTGTAAAAATTGGTGAGGAAAAAATTAGAATAAATTATTCAGAAAAAACTTGACATTTACATAATTACTTAGTACCTTATAAATCGATTGTTAAAGTGATCGGATGATCACAAAAAGATACATTGCTATTCTAAGATATATTGTTATTACGACAGTCTACTAAGGCAGACAAACCAACAAAACAACAACAACAACAACAAGACAACACGTAATAACAAAACAACATATATTATGAGTAATTTTGACAAAATGAGATCTCTCCGTGACTCACTAAAGAGCGGAAACAAGAGTAAAGTTATCTATTTTAAAGATGACACGAAGACGATGATTCGAATCTTACCTGTGAAAGGGAAAGAGATTCCATTCAAGGACGCTTTTGTTCATTATCCTTCAAATCAAGTAGTACCAAAGACAGTTTTTTCTCCGAAATCAGATGGGGAAGTAGATGCACTTGAAAACTTCTTAAATGAAGAGTTGAATAAAGGTCATCAACCACCTGAAACATTTAAGTTTCTAATTAATTTGAAACCTGTACCTGTAGTAATTGTACCTGTTATTGAAAGAAATAATGAGTCAGCAGGTGTACAACTTTGGGTGATGGCACAGAATCAATTTGATTCATTCGTAGAATCACTATCTAATACATTTCATCCTAAAACTCCACCTGATATTTGGAATATCGAGGAAGGGTTTGATGTAATTGTGGATGCTAAATCAAAAGAAACGACAGGTAAAAAGTATCGTTCTATTGACTATGCAATTGCACGAGATGCATCACCACTTCAAACTGAAGGGGTAACAGACTCTCAAGTGGATGAGTGGTTAAATGATCAACCATCATGGGAAGAGGCGTATCCTAAAGCAACAAACGAGGAACTTAAAGAGTATCTAAGAAATCATTTAGAAGGTGAAGACACTGACGATGATGAAGAACTCGATGATGATCTCGCAGGATATGCGACTGAAGAAGAACTCGATGATGCACCTGATGAAGAAAAATCAGACGTGGTAAAGGATGCCCTAAATAAATTTAAGGGACAAACAACATCAGAAGAGGAAGATGATACAGACGCTCAAGAAGAACAAGAGGAAGCTGTAGTAGAAGGAGAGGAAAAGAATCCATTTGCTAAAAAAGGTTAATTAGGATTCTTAAATTATGGGATCATGGTCACATTATCATAATGTAATCGTGATCCCTTTTTATTAACAAATATAAAATATAAAGATTTATGTCTAACAAGAAAGTAACATCAAAAGATTTTACGGATTTATTACAAGGCTCTCTCTCAAAAGAATTTAAAGATTCAGCAATGACCTTTCGAACACCCGAAGATAGGAGTGAACGTATAAATCCAACATTGTATCTATCAACAGGAGATCCTGTGTTAGATTTGATTATTTCCAATAAAAAGAACGCAGGTATACCATTTGGACGATATGTAAATATCTATTCAGATTCGGGACTTGGTAAATCATTACTCGTCCAAAAACTTATTGCAAACATCCAAAAAATGGGTGGTACAGCCGTATATTTTGATACAGAGGGGGGTATTTATTATGAATTTATGAAAGTTCTTGGTGTAAAAACTGACGAATTAATATACATTGATGATGCCAACGCTGTTGAAGATATATTCCAAGCTATCATTCAAATTATTGTAACCAATATTGAAAATGAAATTGATAATCCATTGCTCATTGCAGTTGATAGTATGACAGCTACAACAACACGAGATGGGGCAAAATTGGATACTATGGAGCAGAAAGGCTATGGTGAGGGCGCACGGAAACAAAAAGTGTTGAATGACCTCTTTAGAAAAGCCCTGACCAAAATTAAACAGGATAATATTATCCTAATTACAACGGATCAGATTCGTGATAAAATTAATGCTTCTCCATGGGAACGTAATTGGAAAAATACAGCAGGGTGGGCGCAGAAATTCTACTCTGATATCCGACTTGAAATGACTCCAAGAGGGGCTATAAAAAATAAAAATAAAGATATCATTGGTAATAAGGTGAATATCAAGGTAGTGAAAAGTCGTATTTCACCATCCGATAGAGATATGAACACGTTTATCTATGGCACACGTGGATTAGATAAATATAAATCTTTGTTGGAATCAGCAAAGGATAGAAAAATTATTAAAAAAGGTAGAGATAAAATTAAATTCAAAATTGATGGGGAAGAGTATCGAAAAGAAAATGGGAATCTTCCAACTGAAATGGAATTTAAGCGCATGTTGAAAGAGGATAAGGTCATTTATGATCTTATCTACGATCAATTAGCTGAAAATATGATTATCGAATATGAGTATGAAGATGAACTCATTAACGATGATGAAAATATAATTGAAGAGGATACAAAGTCCGATGAGTAATAAGGATATGAAAGCCAAACTCTTTAAGAATTTTAAAGAGATGGAAGATAGTTTGGATAATCCTGAGAGGAAAGTGGTAGGTGATACCACTCTCCTTTTAGATATTAGTTACTTATTTAAGGCACACTTTTCAGCAAATACAGACGTAACAGATATGGGCGTTCCCATTGCAGGTGTTACAGGTGTAATAAATAACATATCAAAGTTTGTTGACAAGTTTAATGCGTCACAAGTTATTGCGGTTTTTGATGGAGTAAAATCAAGAAAAAGACGCCAAGAAATTTTAGAGTCTTATAAGGGTAATAGAGATAAATCTTCAAACATTCAGTCAAAATTTGACATGGATACAGACTCACTCTTGGAATTGGATCGATTACAGAAACAAGTGTTGTATGAGCTACTTGGATTACTACCTGTGAAAAGATTATATTACGAAGAACTTGAAGCTGATGATATAATTGGTTATCTTACGAAAACTCATTTCTCAGATGAAGAGGGTAGACGGATAATTGTTTCCGCTGATAANGATTTCTATCAACTAATTGATGATCATACAGAGGTATATCATCCAAGAAAGAAGTTGGTAGTGAATAGACATAATTTTAGAGATCAGTGGGACACATTACCTGAAAATATTATATACTACCGTATTATTGAAGGTGATTCTTCAGATAATATTAAGGGTATAAAAGGATGGGGCACAAAGACTATTGAAAAATTCTTTCCTGAATTAAAAGCTGAAGAAATCGATTCGTTTGACGATTTTCAAGAATTAATTACATCTAAAAGTGCAGAACTATCAAAGACGAAAACAGGAGCTAAAATTCTCAATCAAAGAGAAGTACTTCCTGATAATCATATTCTTATGGATCTATCACGAACAATGTTATCACCTGATGAAAAAATGAGTCTTAAGAAGGTAATGCAAAAAGAAACGAAAAACACCCTCCAAGATTTTTTCCGATTTAAGCAACGTTGTGCGGAATTACAATTGAATGATAACATCTACATGATGAGTATACAACGATTATTTAACACATTAAAATATTAGAATGAATGTCAGAAAGAGAAATACAGAAGTTCGACTACGGAGAAAATTTTCAGAAAAAAGTAATTGTAAATTTATTATTTGATGATGATTTTTTATCTAATAATTACAAGATAATTGAACCTGAATACTTTGATACGTATAAATATCATTGGACGATATCAAAGATTCTTGAACATTACGATCAATACGCATCACCACCAACATACGATTCCCTTATTATTTATCTGAAAAATGATAAGACATTGGAAGAACCAATGAAAGAATCATTAGTAGCATTTTTTGCAACTGTATTCTTAGATAAGAAGAATCGTAAAGAGTGGTTAAAAGATTTTGAACATGTTCAGAAGCATACCCATAAATTTTGTTGGGAACAGAACATGATCAATGCACTCCATGAGGCATCAAGACTTGCTAAGAGTGGTGAGTATGAAAATATTCTATCTGTTATCGAGAAGGCAAATAATGATGGTAATGAAGTTAAACGTGCTATTGATTATGATAATGTCGAGGAACGTGCTAATGAAGAGTTCAGAGAAGGTCTTATGCCATTACCATGGTCTGCACTGAATAAACGTATTGGTGGTGGTATTGGTAAAGGTGAATTCATTGCATTGGTTGGTGGAATGGGTTCAGGAAAGTCTCTCATAGCTTCAAATATGGGCGTAGGTGCACGTAAAATGGGACAGACTGCGGTACTATATTCTCTTGAATTGAGTGCCAATTACATACGTCATAGAACAGATGTAATTCTTACACGCACACCTGCTGAAGAATTGGAGAAAATGAAAAAGCGTGATAAGGAGGAGTATTCAAAATATATTCGTAAGCACTTGAAAGAGTTAGATCCAAATGGTAAATTGCTTATACAGTATATGCCGACAGGATCTACAGTAAATGATCTTAAAGCGGATGTGAAATGGTTAAAAGCACAGGGTCATGATATTGGTCTTGTGATTATTGATTATTTGGATAAGATGAGTCCTATTGAAGGGAAACGTGGTAAACAAGGATGGGAAGTTTTTGAAGATATTACAACTGAATGTAGAGATTTCTTATGTAGAGAAATGGGCGTTGCAGGAATTGGTATGGTTCAGGGTAATACAACATCTTTAGATGAGAAGCAAATTACAGCATCATCGACATCAGGTGGTGCACGTAGATTACATCCTGCTGATATCGTATTGGGATATGCTCGACCACCTTCACAGAAGAATTCGGGAAGAGCCAACTTAACCATTATAAAGAATCGATTTGGAAAGGATGCTCTTACGATGCCTGTAGTAACAGATTATAATGTCGGGTTTATTGATGTAATGGATGAGGAATATTATCATACAGAAGAGTCGGAAGATCAGACAGAAGATAAGGAGGATATGAAGAAGAAGCTATATGACAGTTTCCAAAAAATGGAAACGAGAGATGAAATGTCAAAAGTTAATTTAGAAAAACAACAATAAAATGAAAGTACTTAAATTTTACGGAACATGGTGTCAACCATGCAAATTATTAGATCCAATCTTTGAAGAGATTGAAGAGAACTATGATGTGGATATTAA